TTACCGTAGCGCACAGTTACACCAACATGCAAAGAATCAAGATAATCACTACCAGTCTGAGTGCCAGTTGTATCCCAGTAGTCAGTGCTTGTTGTTAGAGTAATTCCAGTTCCCGTTGTGGCTGATGGATCTAGCGTTGTGCCGTGAGCTTGAAACTTAGAGTAAGGTTGGAATGTAACGCTGTTATCTGCGCGTTGGTCAAAGCTATAGGTGCTAATCTCAAAGCTGGTTAGCCCAGTTCTTGTTAGCATTCTTGGCGCAAACAACGGATGACAGATAAACTTTACATCGCCGTACTGTGCCGTTGTGTATTCTTGCAAATACTCTTGATCGAAGGGCAATGCTGCGCTGCTTGTATCCTGAGTAAGAGTAGAAACCAAAGTAACAGTACCATCTTCAATCCTAAAGCAGCGTACCTTCTGATGCTCTACAGAAATAACGTATTCTTCATTCTCATCAAAGATAAACGGAAACAGATGTGACTGCTCTGGGTAAGTCGCATTGTAGGTAATGCCATAGTCATAGATATGCTTTAGACCAGTGCGCTTCTTAACTGCACCCTCGGCCATAACAACCATGTTCTCTACACGCTGCGCTGATGCTGTATATACGGAAGTATCTACCCTAGACAAAAGGGAATCACTTACTTCACCAAACTGAAAGCTATTGATTGGGACGCGGATCTTCTGCATTAACTGCGCCTTTCAGCAATAAACCTCGATGTGTTCAGCTTGCGTGTGGTCTGCTGCTGTGAGTGCAGCCTACGAGCTTGTATCATTTGGAAGTTAGCTTTTTGCTCCATCAATGAAGCAAGCTGCGAGTCTCTAGCCACAGATACCGCAAGCACCCCAGCCATCATATACTCAACAGCAGTTACAAAGTATGGAGGCCATCCAGACTCATCAGCGCGGAATACATAGTCGGCAATCACAGTGTCAGTTTCTACAGCATTGCAAAATATCTTGCTGCCATAGAGATCATACTTAATAGGATACTCATTTACCGTAATAGCAGAGAGCATAATAAATTCTGATGGAAGCTGATAAGCTGCTTCAAATCGTCCAGTAGGCTTTTCTGCTAAACGGTTAAGAATTGCCTGATCTGTTGCAAAGCGCCACCGAGAGTTAGTCAATGCGGCACGAGCCATATCTTCATACATTGCAGAGCTTACTGTTGCTTCTGCTGTACCGTCCTCAAAAGACTGAATCGCGTCACCACCAATCAAGAGAGATGCGCGAGAACATATTTTAATTGGTGTGTTTGCTATATCTGGCATAGTAGTATGGGGGCCGAAGCCCCCATCCCTTCTTAGTCGCCGTCTGTTTCAGCGACAGCAGTGCCATCTGAAACATCGACTACAGTGCCAGTATTCGACAGAACATTGACAAAATTGGTTGTTGGTACATTTGTATCACAAACAATAATCAGGTCACGAACTGCAAGCATGTTAGCTGCATTGTTAAAATAACCTTCTGTATTTACAGTTGCGATTGGATCTACGGTTGTGTACATCCACAAACTTCCGTTTGAATCACCACCAATTCTAGCTAGTCCACTTGCTGCATAAGCCATTAATAAGCCTCCTAGTTATTATCTAAGACTTCATAGATACCATCGTCATCAATAACGACAGCGCCCATGGACATCATAGATGTTGCAAGGTGTGAGACTTTCTCAGCTACATAGTTTACTTCAGTTTGAACATCAGCATTAATGCCAAGGCCAATTGAAGAAGTGTGGTAAGCAAAGTTTTTACCACCAGCTACAGCAGATGTTGAGAAGATCTTGAAGCCCAAGAACTCTTTCATTGTCATTCCACCTGCGAATGGCAAGTTTTGTGGGCCAACAAAGTCAGAGCTTGCAAACTCATTGATTGCAAACAAGTCAGCAAAACCAGTAGGTGACATTGCTAAGTAGCGCTGTCCGTCTTCTGGAATGTCTGCTGCACCAAATGTTGAGAACAATGTCAACAAGTCAGCTTTCTCAAGAGCAGAACCAGTGTCATGAATTTGAGTGCTATTAGCGCCCGCGTCCATTGCAGCGATTAAAATCTCATCAGTCTTACGACCTAAAGCAGCAGCGGCAGATTGTGCAACAGCCTGACGCTCGTTGATGTTAATCTTCAACTCGTCCAGCTTGTCAATGTACTCTGGTGCATAAAAGTCGGCCATAGTGGCTTCGACGTTTGTGTGCGCCAGTTCCATTGGAGTTACGTTACCATTGCGTGATTTGGTGTTTGCAGTGCCTTTTCCAATTACTTGGAACCGAGCAACCGAGCCAGACACATTGGTAGTACGAACAGTGTTCCGTAGTTTGGAACCCATACGCTGATAAGCCATGTGTACTTCTGTCTCGAACTGCTTGATAAAGGCTTGGTCAATAGTATTAGCCATTTTTCAGTCCTATTATGAAGTTACAGTTGCCAACGGGTGTCCGCTTTTCTACGTCAACAAGGGTATCCTCTCGGGCCTTTCAGTGTATTACGGGCCGTAATGGCCCATCGTAAACACTTTTTCCTTTTGGATTGCAACGCACAAATTCAACATACTTGTTACTATTGTCTTCTATGACACCAACAGGCTCAAAGCCTAGCCACACTGCCCAGTCCAACATAAACTCATAATCAGAGAGCAATGTCATGGTCATCATGTGCTGTGTTTTATCAAAGAAATCTATTAAAAACCTTGAACCTCTAACCGCAGCAACAGTCTGTTCCTTTACTTTATTAGAGAACATAGCAAACATCTGAGGTATTTCTTGGTCCTCATTGTACCAAAGGCCACCAATAGCTAAGAATGACTCGCCTTCTTTTCTAGCAAGATAGCAGTCAGAAGATTCGTACATCTCATGCATGGCTTGATGAAGATCATTGTGACCAAGCAGAATTAGCTCCCGCTTGTTCTCTTGCGTCAGGTTTTCAACTACCTCATCGATGTGGTCTAAAGTAAAAGGGGTCAGATAATATTGGCCCCTTTGAATTATTTTAACCTCTGTAGAGTTGCTGGAATCCATCTTCGACCTGTTTAACGAAGTGCGGGTCACGTTTCGCGGGGTTGAAGTATCGCTCATCCTGCATCATCTCCCTAAGTGATTGCTCTGTTACACCACTTGTAGGCTGTGCAGCCCCAGCAAATGATCCATCCTTCATTGCTTCCATTACTGTTTCTAATGCAATGATACCTTCATGGCTTTCGCACATGCGCTCAATTGCTGGCAGTGCATCGCTTGGAAAGAACTTATTGGCAAACATAGATGCAGCTTGAATACGATCATTGGCATTGTCGCCCAGCTTTGCTGACTCAGCCTCTAAGTCTGGCTGAGAACCATTGATAGCTTCGGCATACATCTCAATGCCTTTCTGAAACTCTTCTTGGCTATAGCCATTCTCAAATGAATGCTCAGACCACCACTTGAGTAATTCGTTATCAACAGCCATGTCCTCGTCAACAACGTCTGGCAATTGATAGTCGCCAGCAGTTTCGGGCCTGTCACCGAAAGCTTCTGCTTGTATTTCTTCCAGAAGTTTATTGCGTATATCTTCCTCTTTGCCACCCAGCTTTGACTCAAGTTCTTTATACGCTTTGGCTAAATCTTCGCCTGTGTTGTACTTCTCAGGTAGCCATTCTGGGCGCTCTGGAGCTTCTGCTTGCTGAACATCTGCTTCCGTTACAAAGTCACGGCCATCAGCTTGTGCTGCTTCTATTGCTGCTTCTTCACTCATTTATTCTTACTCCTATGTGAATGTGCAATGCGCTGCTCTATCAAGCCAACAATATAGCGCTGACCTTCCAGATGTCGCAGTTCTTCTGTAGTCACATTAGGGCCATTTACCAATTCTATAGTAATAGAACGCAAATAGCGTAAGACCTCTTTGCCCGCAGGGCTTTCAAAGATCTGGGCGATGTTATGGCTTACCTCGGCATCCTTGTCTGATGCTCGCTGTATTCCATCAATTCCAATGTTAACCTTGTTCGGCAATCATTTGTCCTTGCTGTTGCTGCGCCATTTGCTGCGCTAATGCAGCTATTTGTCTACGCTGTTCTTCGTCACGAATCAAGCTCTCTGGCACACCAAATTTCTTAGCAAGGTGAATTGCTGTTTGTTCACCGTCAATTAGAAGCTGCAACATCTCAGGACCAAAGGCTCCACCAACCAACTCAAGGAACCTAGCAACGCTAGAAATATCCTGATTTGCTTGGGCTTGAGCAAGCGGAGATACAGAACGCACTTTAACTTCTCTACCGTTTACTGTAGGAACTTCTACGCGGCCCTGCTTCTTTAAGATGTATATTACACGCTGGAGTACGGGCTGCACGAGTTCAGCTTGTAACCTTCCGAATGCAGATCCCATACGGCGAGATAGGTCAGCCATACGTTCGGCTACTTCTGTTGCTGTTGCTGGCGTTTTGTTGGGATCGCCAAGCATATCATTGTACAATGCGCGCTTAATATTCAGACGCATATCGCTTAATACTAACTGTGCTACATCAAAACGACCTGCTGCTTGTAAAGGCTGTAGCCCTTGGCTACCCATAGCTTTCGGTATGATTGAGCCGGGAACGAGTTGAATCGTGTCAGGGTTGATTACGCCATCATCTTCCATCTGATAGATGCCAGAGATAGCCATCTGAGCGTTTTCAAGTATAAGCTCGATGGTCAGATTGGTTGTTTTAATCGCAGACAAGGCATTGATAAGCGGCCCACGACCATAAATCTCACCCGCGCACTTAGACCAACGGAAGCAAACAAAGGGATTTGATCCAAGTCCAGTCATCTGTTTCTTACTTAGACAGGTATTAGTTGTCATACAGATTGCGTAACTCAAGTAAGCTTCTTGATTTTTCTTAGAGTAGTCGCGGCATACAACCTCAAGAACTGTAGTCTCTCTATCTTGACCCATCATAGATGTAACCTTGGGATGAAAAACTCCATTAGGATACATCATCTCCAAGTGGTCAAACTTAACCTTCTTGCGCTCACGATAAACGTGGTCAATTTTATCGTCGGGGCCAGTATCTAGTACAAGATGAGGAAGCGGTATCGCAGAGAAGATTACTGGGTTGATTGAATCGCCCTCTTCCACGCACAGGACACCAGTCCCGACAGCCAAGTCCATGAATGACTCATGCACTTCTTGGCTAAAGTTAGAGTTCTGTAGAACCTCAAACACATATTCTGTGACTTCATCTAGCTCATTATCAACGGCTTCACGCTGATCTGGCGGCACTTCACTGCCTGACATAAGGTCTGCCCAACGCGCAAAGTTAGGAACAATCCCTGACTGTAGGCGACTGGCGAACTCTTGAACACCAACCACAGCAGTTTCATCAAATATCTTTTCGTCTCGACGCTGCCCTCTTTCCTCATAGTAAAAAGACTCACGTTGAGGAAGCGCATACTCATAGCACTCCTCGAACAGCGGAACCCAATTCTCTCTTAGAGCTTTGGCTTTTTGGTACGACTTGATGTACTGCTTTGCGATTGGATCTTCAGCCATTAGTCAAACCTACCTAAGAACCCTGCTGATGGTGCTCTAAACAAAGAACGTCTTCCTCGACCACCGCGCATACCAGCACGAGCAGTACGACCCTCTATTGCTTCAGAAATATCTTCACGCTTTTGTGCAGCACGTTTTTCTACTTCTTCGCGCTTTGCAATATCAGCTTCGACACGTTGCTCTGCCGCTGCTTCTTTTTCTTTCCTACTAGGGCCACCGCCGAAACACATGGTAATCTCCTTTGTTTTCCCTTCGTAAGCACAGAAGAGATCAAAACTCAATGCACAAACTACATCCTAGACCAGAAGCTAGGCTTGTTCCTTTGCTTTGGGCCACGGTTAAATACATCAAAGTTACGCTTGGCAATGACTGGTCTGGCTGGTTTCTGAGAGTTCATCAAGGCTCTGCCCTCTCCAGCACCTAAGAATAAATACTGAGCCGCATCATGAACGTGGCTAAACATATTCTTATCTGGCTTATCTGCGTATCTCTCGCCGCTAACCTCCATGCGCTTATACGCATAGCCACCTTCAAACCCCTTAATTAACTGGGGGCATCGTCTGTCTATTAGTAGTGCTGGCTTACCTTCAACCATCTTCGTCAACTGGGAGGATACCGACTCTAGTCGGAGGTCAACAGAGTTGGAAGGCGCAGGAAACGCCTTCAAGCCAGCACCGCGCAGAATATGAAAAGGAGTCGATTCATCAGTCTGCGCTCTAAAGTCACCCGCAGGATCACCATAGATAATTACCTCAGAGGCCGCTGCAAACCTTGTAGATAATTCATTTCTTAGAACCTCTGCAAAACGCACGATCCCCATGTCTATTGCGACTATCTCTGATTGCAGAAACCATCTGCCCCTTACTTTTTGACCAAAGACCGCAGCAGGAGTTAGTCCAAAATCCACACCAACATAAACTGGCATGTTTGCAGCAACGGGTATTTCTTCCCCTGCTATGTGAACTTCTGATGCAAACATTGGATATACAGGCTTTCCGTCTTGAATATGACCCAGCTGATTCATCACATACACATCTATCCATGATTTAGTCTTACCCCTAATAAGGTTTGGGTAATAACTCTTAAGCATGTTCTTTGTGTTCTCAGCCTTTGGGTTTGGATCATAGCCTTCTATTTCTCCATCTTGGTTCTTCCTCTCAACCATACCAGAGGGCTGGGTATAGAAAGACCAGTTGTCTGGTTTAACCAGCATCTTAGCCTGCTCACGCGGTATATGATCTGGGATTGGTACTTCGCCAGACATAATGGGCCACCAATGATCTTCCTCAGGGGCGTTGGTATCGGCAATAACGCCAGTCCAAGAAGGACCGCCATCACGCATAGAAGGATAACGACCAACACGCATCGTACAGGCATCAATAATGCTCTTAGCAACTTCCCGCGCTTCGTTAATCCAGATGCCTGTGAGTTCCAAAGAAAGGAGTTTCTTAACGTCTTCGGGCCTATCAAGAGCCAAGAAAAGAACCTCAAGATCTATGTCTCCCTTTTGAATGCGGTGAGTGTATGGCACTGACCAAGTAAACTTGCCCCAGTCTTTTTCCGGAAACCAGTCTAGCCAAGTCTTGATAGTAGTAGTTCTAAGTTGGGGATTGGTATTACGAATAATAGCCCAGCGGCTTTTGCGTATTCCATCTGGGCTTTTCTTCTGTTGTATAGCGCGGCGAAAGACTTCTACGCAGCAGCCAACAGACTTACCAGAACCAACTGGGCCTCTTATGCCACGAAAGAAGGTATCATCCTTCATAAAGGTTTTGAGTACATCGCCATCAGGCTTGTACTTAAAATCTATCATCTATAACCTTTATCGACTCCAAATCGGATCATGTCTTCCACCACTTCTGGCGCAATGCTTTCAATCAGCTTATCGCAAGCTGCGTCACTAACCAAGTGACTACTCTCGCCAAACTTATCAACAACATAAGCAAGATGTACTTTGCGAACAATGCCGCGAAGAAGATCTAAGTCTTGGCGTTTAATCGTACTAATAAAGCTCATTTCTTTTTAGCAGTCGCTTTGCGCTTGGGCTTTGATTTAGTCACAGGCTTTGGCTCTGGTGCTGATCCCAAAATAAGGCGACGAGAATCAGCAGTGCGCGTTGCACCAGTGTAAGTTACGCCACCAATCTGATGTGTAGGCCCGTCATAAGCCTCACCACTATTTGCAATAATCCAAGTCATGTTCTGTACTTCCTTACTTTCCTAGCAATTGCTTTCGGTTGAGCCACAAATTGCTTACCCGCAGCCTTACCCTTTCGTTTAGCTCTGGTTGTAGCTGCATATTCAGCATCACTAAGAGCAGCGATAGCCTTAGAAGGTAAGTAACGCTCACCTGTTTCACTGGACTTCTTGCCAGACTTGGTGCGCCACTTCTGCTTGCCCCAGTTAAGCAGCGATTTTTGCGATGCTCTCATGCTCTAACCAAATATCTCCACGGCCAAGGTCATCAACCTTGCAAGTAAATTTAATGCTTCGCAACTGAAGCTCTTCAATAATATTAAGCATCATGCTTACACTACAAAACTCAATCCTCATCTATATCCTCCACCAGCAGCCTTATACCGCTTTGCTAAGAGTTGCGCTTTTCTTGCCGACCACTTGCCAGCAGCAGTACCTTGAACATTAGCGGCCTTTATTCTGTTGAACAAAGACTTCCGCATTTTGGGTTTGGTATAGTTACCAGCTTCATTAACAGCCATACCTAATCCTTATTCATATACTCTTCTAATTCTTCAACTCGCTTCAGCAAAGAATAATGCCGACCGCTTAGTGTACGCTGTCCGCGCTTGGCCATCTCGCGCTCATCCTGCATCTGGTCCTCACTTTTGTAAAGACCTTGTACCTTCCGCTTGAATTTCTTCAGCAGCGTATTGCTCTTCTTAGCCTCAACCTTATCAAGCTCACGACTTAACTTGTCATACCGCTCTCGGTCTTGCCTATCCATTCTTCTTCTTCTTCATCTTAGCGGCCATAATCCGCTTCTTTAAACCCTCAGGCAAAGTCTTCTGAGCGCCAGTCAGCAAAGACTTCTTAGGACGCCCAATCTTAGATCCGTAAGTTCCTTTTCCCATTGGCATCTTATTTCTCCATCATTGTTAAGAGTGAACGCTGCTGCATTCCTTTGCGCATCTTCGGAACATCGCCAAGAACTTGCTCCTCGCGTTTCTTCTTTGTCACGCTAAGAGAAGGAAGTGGACCAAACTCAGGCTTCTTCTCTTGATAAATACTCTCGGCACTCTTGCCACCACCACCAAAACACATCAGCTTTTCTTATGCCTCCTAGCAAAATTACGAGCCGCTTCCACAGAACCAAAGCCCCACTTCTTTAAAGCCAACGCCTTTCTAGTAGGGCGGCCCTTCTCATCCTTCATCGGCCCCTTCATACCAGCAAACCGAGCAGCAAAAGAAACACGACGAGGATTAGTACCAGTCTTCAACTGACGCTTTAAATTAGCGCCCTCCTTCCGCTTGAAATAAGCACGACCAGCAGCAGTCAATCCACCAGTCTTACTTTTGTGCTCTTTTCGCATATCCACCACTCTTCATTGCAACCTTGGCCCTCTCAGTACTGGCCCGAGGAGGCTGCTTCTCAGCCTGCTTGCCATACTTCCTTAACGCACTTCTCATCGGCCAGTGTCATTCTCTCTCAAAGTACAAGTCGCTGTGCCACTCGTGTAATTCCCAGTCGCAATGCCAACCCGATACTGAGCACCAACTGGCTCATAACCAGCAGTCTCAATAGTACCAGTGAAATTATCAACATCAGCCCAAGTACTCCCAGCATCAAAGCTGCGCTGTACAGTAACAGTACCCACAAACGTCCCAGCAATGCTAAGAGAAAAATCACCGCGCAATGATAACGCATCGCTAAACGTATCCTCAGCACCAACAGCCTTAGTCACTACATCCATCTCAATCTCCTTTTTACAAAGACCCTATAACAAAAAAAATAAAACTGACAATGCACAAACCTTTAGGGCTAATAATGTGTGGGAGGGAGAAGTAACATAGCGTGAGCTTGCAGTTTTTGCCCCCCACCCCTAGCCAAGGTCAATCGAAACCTTGATGTCCCCCGCCACTTGCACCTGTGAACGATCAATAGGCTTATAGCCAGCACGATCCAACAAATCCTTACTAGCTTCAAGCTGAACATACTCAGACTTAGCACCACTGGATAGTCTGCGTACTGTAGCCAAGGCTGAAGTAGCTGTTAATCCAAACGTTTCATTCATCCGTTGCACCATGTACTGTTGCACATGCGGTGCTTTCAAAGCTCTATGAGCACTTATCCTTCCAGACTCACCCTTAGCATAACCCGCTAACTCAGCAGCTTTCTTCATGCTACAACCTTCAGCTACCAGTGTATCCACCAGAGCCATCTGTTTATCAGTTAGCTTACGGCTAGCTGGAACCATGTTACAATCCTTTCTTCTAAGCTGACGACTAACATATAGCTAACTGCTGTCGTCTGTGTTTAGCTAAACTCAGCAAGCTATGATTAAGAAGGATTGTTTATACATTGGGGCTTATTTCTCATTCGCTAGCCCCCCTCTCCCTCTCTCCCCCCACGCTAACACTATTTCCTATGTGGCTGTCAATAGTTACGTTACGTCACTATACTAATTACCCTACGTCACACTGCATTTCACCAGTTGACAGGGCGTCCGAGCGGGCTGTCGTAAACCAAGCCCTATCGGTCTTGGCCCTTGCGGGCTTCCATCCCTGACGCATTGGCGTATCACGGCATTGAGCCATGATTCGCCAAGCAGGGTTCACAGGCCACCCTTGCAACCCGCTAGCCTACCCCAGCGTACCGATAGACATTCAGCCCCTAAGATGTGGGCTGAATAGTCTTTTAGTTGCGACTCAGTTGAGGGGGTCGCTCACACGCTCCCGCAAAGTGTTTCGACTAAACGATCATCGGAATGATGACCGTTTACCCCCCCTGTTTTTCTATGTGGGTTCGACTAATCTAAGGATAGATCAATCTCTGAGCGGGTGAAATTCCCCGCACAGGTGATTGATCATGACGCCTCAAGGCTCTGCACAATGACGCTACGTCACCTGAGCTAAAGCTCTGGCTCGGTGACGTTGCATCATTGCTGGCCCAGCAAAGCTGGCCTTCGGGCCTTGACCCGCCACCTAAGATTAGCCGTGACCACAGGCGTTCTTTTGAACAATAACCTACTAACTTATGGAGAAGACAATGATTCAAGACTCACAAAACGATATGCTAATAGATGACCTTCATAACATTAGCCAATGGGCCTGCTGTCGTGGACATGCAGCGCTAGAACAAGAGTTAGATAAGATAATAACAACATTAGAGAAACTTCGGGCGTCATCTAGCTGTCCGGGTCAAGACTTCCCAGCAAAGCTGGCGCTACGCGATCTTGACTCGGACACCTAGACGGCGCTTCCGATTAGTGTCGAAAGACAATAACACAACTTAATGAGAAAGAGAGAACGACATGGATAAGAAACTAGCTAAGATGATTAACTCAGACCTGAAAGCAGCTTACACAGGTGAAGATAACGTAACACTAAGCCAAGCGGTAGCGCGGCTATGTGCAGAGTTCTATGACCCACGCATGGTATTCGATAACGACAAGGGCTCGTACACAGAAGAGAATATCCACAAGTGGGAACAGATGTTCTTTTTGCAGAACATTGCAAACCACCTATGGGCTAAGATGTACGATACCCGCATGGACAAGAAGGGCTACGTCAAAGGCGTTGCTATTAAGCTAGATCGTGCGACACAGCACTTGAAGAACGTCACTGCTAAGCACGATGGCACAGAGATTTCTCTCAACGCCATTGACCAAGCCAACAACTGGCAGGATAGGCTACAAGACAAGCTCGCAATATATGAAGAGCAATACCACATGTTTGCTGACATGATGGAGGTAGCAACGGGCATGGCACACAAGCCATACCAACCATGGACAACAGCGATTGATGAGGCACCAGCCGCATCAAGCGACAAGGAAGATGCCTTGGCAGCAAAGCTGGCAGAGAAAGGCATCGACCTCAAGCCAACCAGTGTTGCAAACACTGATGGCGTAGAGACACAGGAGGTGGCGTAACAGGAAGGGGCTTCGGCCCCTTTTTTATTTGGACAGGTTCTTCTGGGGCCACGCCAAGAGGGGTGAGTGTGTGCAGCAGTAAGCTGCATGCAGTCGCTAGCAAAATCAAACTTAAAAAAGGAAAACCAAATGTTAAAAACTGTATGGATTGCATTCGTTGCATTCTCTACGCCAGAAGAATGCGATCAGTTTTTAAAAACGAATCCTTCACTTGCTCATGGTGAAGTGCAGTGCGTCATTCACAAGCACGAAGTACCGCAAGTAAAACCAAAACGAAAACCAAAAAAGGAAAACTAAATGAATATTGATTTGAAATATCACACCGTCTTTGTTGACGATGATGAAATAACTATCAAGCTAAAACCAAATACCCAATTCAGAGAGGATATGAATGTAAAACAAGCAATTAAAGATCTAACAGATGATTACATTGATGAAGCGCTTCGTCAGGTAGGCAAAGATCATGGATGCCAGACACGCGCTGCTAAGTTGTTAGGCTTTCAATCATATCAAGCATTTAACTATTGGTTGAAACGCAAAGAGAAATCAAAGTGACGCAACGTAACTAATGACTTTAACTATTGTCACTGCAATAATGCAGGACATAACCAACGGAGAACTAACATGAGACTCAACTACATAGATTATGCAGACCTGCCTTTGTCTGTAATGTTTGTCAGAAGTGACATCGAAGCAATCCATGAGTTTTTTCAAGATAACTCAAATGCAATTGATAACTGCAAACGACCACACGGAATGAGACAAATTGCAGATTGCTTTGCACAAATACATGCAAAACTAGAGGAGGTATAACATGAAACATTTCTCAATGAACGACTTCAACTTTCCAGTTGAACAACAACCAATCCACGACCAGCTTGGCAATATCATTGCTGGTCATCAAGCTGTTGTGCGTACCGACACCGATCAGGTGTTGGGCGTACACGGATCACGCTACAAGATTGTATCACACGATGATGTAGTCAACTCAGTTCTCGACGGAGTAAAGTCAGCAGATCTATCAGACGATTATGAAGTAAGCGTCGATGTGCTTGAAGACGGTCGCAAGCTAAGAGGTGAGATACTATTTAATAATCTTACTGTTGAACCAGCAGTCGGTGACTACGTTAAGTTCCGAGTAAGCTTCTTCAACAGCTATGATGCATCTTGGTCCTTCTCTCAGCAAGCCAATGGCTTACGGCTATGGTGCCTCAATGGTTGCACCACACCCGACACAGTGGCGCGTAGTAGATACAAGCACACTGCATCGATCAACGTAGAAGGTGCAGCAGCCAAGGTAATCAATGGCCTTGAGCATTTCAAATCACGCAAAGATGTGTGGCAAAGCTGGATGCAAACCAAGCTAGAGCAACCACAGATCGAGAACTTCTTTAAGAAGACTGTCTGCAAAGCATTCACACGCCAGCAGTCAGTCACCAAGACCAATGAAAAGCAACTAGAAAACTTGCTAAGTATTTGGAACGACGAGCGCAGCAGCCTCGGCTCTAACAAGTGGGCACTGTACAACTGCCTTACTTACTGGGCTACGCACACACAAGATCTACGCAAGCCAGAGATTGCTAAGTACAATCGTGAGCTACAGATTGCTAGCGCAATGAAATCAAAACAATGGACGGAGATGGCATGATACGAGGAGAAGTATACAAAAAGAAAAGCGCTTGGTGGTTTAGCAAGCAAAGAGATGGCAGCGCAATAGTGCTGTCAACTAAACACAGAACGCAAAGATCAGCTATTCAAGAAGCTGAGAACTCACTCAATGAAGGTTACATAGATGACCTTAATATTTACAACAGTAAAGGAGAACTACAATGAAATACAAGATTGAAAAAAATATTCCATTACCCAAACAAATTGGATGGGGAAAATGGTCTTTAATAGCTAACGAAATAGAAGCTGGTGATAGCGTTTTTTTACCAGCAGAATCTAAAAACGAAGCGTTATCTTTATGTCAAACATTAAGAAGAAGGAATTATAAGCCTGTAACTAGAACAGTTGATGGCGGCATTCGCGTTTGGGCAATGGAGAAATAAAATGAGAATGAGTAAACAACACTATGAATTTATTGCAGACACGATTGGGCCAATGGTAGGTTGGCCCTCTCACCTGCATTCAATAGCTGATGAGCTAGAAAAAACTAACCCACGTTTTAATCGTGAGAAGTTTTTGCAACGTGCAACCAAAGCTTGGGAGGACAACCATGACATACCAGATGTTGATGACCACATCCCTTATTGAATGCCCAGAGTGCTACGGTCATGGCACTCTCACTTACACCAGATTTATTAGGCAAG